TTTGCCAATCTTCTTGTATCGAATTTCTTTTGTAACAAAACTTGACCAGCCAACTATCGTAGATATTGCAGAATAATCTGTCCAGGGAACGTTGAACAGATCACCTGTGCCTATCAACATAACGTCACCGTCAGCATCAATGGCAAATAGTGCTGTAGCGTTGTTTATAACAGCAAGCACATTCTCATTGGCTGCCAAATTTCCAACGGTCGTGCCTGACTTCTTATACGCACGAAGGATAACAGGAGCAACAGCACCATTATCCTTCGCTGTGTCACCAGTCACAGCAACACCATCAATGGCAGCACCTACCTTATCTTCAGTCAATCCTCTTATCTGAAGACCGCCATTGTCGGCAACAAATTTCTTGAACAATGCATATGTATCTGTCTCTGTTTCCGTTGTGACACCATGAGCAACGTCGTCAGACTTCAATGACACAATCTCATCGTCGTACACACCCTGATTGAGCGTCAATCCTCTTATCTGTTTCGTATTTGTATCGTCATTGACGAACAGACGAATCCTAGCAATAATCTCACCAGTCGCTGGTGCAGGAGCAGGTGAACCAACAGCCAACATCAAGAGAGTCAACAAACCATTCACATCAGTGGATAGCACAGCAGCAGAGGCACCAGGAGCAGAAGATTTTGTTACGAACTCCAGTGCTGTCTCACCACTGTTCACACCGACGACTTTCGTTCCTTGACTTCCATAGGAACCAGGAGTATCTGTTAGTTCGAGGAATGTGTCTAATGTGTTGGATATTTGTAAATCTTCATCACCAGCAGGATTCAACGTTGTGATGGAAATGCCAGCACCAGCAACTATTTTGCCTTCAATAAAATCTGGTGTGGTATCGTCTGTAGAGACTTTTACTCTCTTATCATCTGCTCCAGATGCAGTTATTTCCACTTGCTCATCGCCACCGGGATTCAGCAAAGCAAGGGACACACCAGTGCCAGCAGCAAGCTTATCCTGAAGATAATCAGGAACGATGTCAGCTGTGGTTGCCTTCACTTTTAGAGAATCAGCAGCACTTACGCCCTCTCCTGTCTCTCTAATCTCGATATTGTGAACACGCTTTGCCAATTCCTCTACAGCACTGGTAAGTTCTTCTAAGATTTTCTCTAATTCTGTTTTCATGGTATATCCTTGAATTCTAGAGAAATATCCTCAATACTAGAAATTCGCACCTTCTTTGAAGTGATTCTCTTGTCTTGCCTTATATCATCTTCTATGAATGATACTCTGTCTCCTATATCATAATGCAAGCCAATAAGACACGATGGCTGTTGCTTCGGAACAAAATCAAGTTGCTCTCTTGCCATCAATTGTTTCAAAGCTTCAGCAGCAGAAACGCTCAAGGATGTATCCTGAGAATTTCCAGAGCGAGAAGTCTCTCTACGATTCCATGGAGAGTCGGCAGCAGCACTGGTTGCAAGTGTAAACGTGTCTCTAGCAAGTCCTTCACCTGATCCAAGAATTGTCACAACATTGATCTCACTAAGACGATCCAGTGTGTGCTCATAAGACTGAACATTACCATACTCGGCACTAAATGCAACAGGAGGCAGACCGGCAACATTTCCAATAGTGCGATCTGTACCTAATTGATTTAGATATGTTCTAAACTCGAATAACGGATATCCTATTACGACAACATTATAGTCAATATTGGAAAAGTTTGCTATGTCATACAATGTGTCTAAAAGGCTCTCAAATGCTCTATCGCCTTGCCAATTAGCACCAGTGCCGGAACTTGTAGCAACTTGGAAATATGGCAGAACTCCATTTCTCAACCTGCCATTTACAACAGTTGCAGATGGACCACAGTTTTCTTCTACAAATTGCTTCAATACAGTCTCGGAATCATCATTCTTCGCAGCCTTTGCGGACGTCGCCTTATAAAGAATTTGAGTCCTCATGAGGAAGTCATTAGGATGAAGACCAATGCTGGCAAAATATTTCGTACCATTATCATCCATGCCACGAACTGTTTTTCTATGAAGACCAACAAAGTCTCTGTACCAAGTCAAGCCAAGTGCGGGCACACTGCGATATATTTCCAACATACCATCAAGTTCAAACAAGCTTCTTCTAGAATCGTCACCATGAATCGTCATTGCATAATAACCAACACCATTGATCATCGTACCATACTCTAGATTCAACCAATCGTCAAAGATGGCGACAGCAACTCCGCTTTGATCATACAACTTAGCATAATATCTTGCAGCAATGGAACCTGGAGACTCCACAACTACAGGTACACACTCCAGGTTGCCACCATACACAACAACCTCGACAGCCAACATGGAAACTCTGACAGGTTGTGCGCGTTGTATGACGACCTCTAAATTCAATTGAGAAACACGCGCAGGAGGTTCTATACTGACAAGAGCCTCTATATAATGTTGAGAAACTCTTCCGAGTGCGCTAAGATTATCAACAACGATCTCTAAATTTGCTTCAGAGACGCGTGCAATAGCATCATTGCCATCGACAATGACTTCTACAGTTAGAAGAGAAACCCTACCATTAGGAACAGGCATAGATTATGGCGATACGTCTTTGTAACCAAACTCATCACTATTCACATCAGAGATTGTCCATGGCTGTGCGGTAACAGGATTATTCTCGAACAACAGCTGCTCATATGTGTATGTATCCTGAATAGCAGCATAATCTTGTGTTGGATAATCTGTGCCGCTATGTCTGACAAGTCCTACAAGATATTTCCCACCAGATTCTGTCTTTCTTGCATACAAATTCGTAGCAAGACCCATTATATTGCCAGACACTGAAGATAAGCTTGGAAAATTGAATGAGTCAATCTCGAATTGAACATCAGTCTCGTTATATGTAGAATCGCCATCAGGACCAGGTGATGCTGGATCATCAACATTTTGGTAATTTGCTCCTGCTGATGGAGTCCATTGAGCATATGTACCAGCAGCATTTGGCAATAGGCACTCCACACGACAATCTCCGATGAAATCGGCACGATGAATCTGACCATCAATGGGATTATAATCGTCGAGGATGTATAGATCGTCGATATAAGCATGAAGGTCAGTGAATAAAATCATCGAGTTGGCAGCAAGAATGGATGTATAGTTAGCTGTATTGACGCCAGATAGGTTCATAACATCGACTTCATCGAACCGAATAACACAAACACCAGCAGTGTTGTGAATCGTGACCTTTATTTCCACAAATTGCCACACACCAACTTGCAAACCCTGACTCGTCGTGCCTTTATGAGAACCACCCGTGAATAATGACAACGAACCATCCGCATTGATATTTATTTGACACTGAGCCTGACCAGCTGCGAAAAACTGTACGATCTTGCCAGTTGTTGTGTCTTGACGATTGATAGCAAATCCGATAATCCAAGTATCTTGATTATCGAAAGTCTTCGTCAAGCCACCAATATTTATGCCAGCAACGTTCAATCCTTGTGTACTATTTCTGCCAACAGCACCAATGGCAACCGATGCACCAGATATACTATTGTATTTCAGTGCTAACTGTGCAGTGGAACGATCGTCGAATGAGTCACAGAATCTAAAAGCCATCAGAAATCTCCTACGAAGCAATATTCGAGTTCTTGCCGATCGCAAGCCAAGACACTCCAATGGAAAGCGCTGCCGTATTGGAGCCATCCACTGTGTGCCAATATATATCAAATCCAGTCAGAGTTGTAGACAATGCCATAACAACAATCTTGTCTACATGTGCAGTAAGCAACACTAGTGGAAATCCCTCCACATATGCGAAGGGAAATGTTACCGAAAATGTACCACTTGATAAACCGACAGTACCAGTGATATTGGCAACACCATATACAACTCTCTCTAAATTAGGCGGATATGATGTAGAGCCAGCAACACCCCAGTCGTCAGGATCTCCACCTTGCCGACGCTCGGCAATTATGTTAGACATCTTCAGGAAATGCCTCTGATCCGTTATAGCAGAAACATTTCCACTGCCGTCTGTAAGAACAGTGGCAATTGCTACCTCCCATGTCGCACCGTCCGACTGAACAAGAGACGACAATGCAAGAGCAGATGAAGCATATGTCCCTCTGATGAACAATCTAACAGTTCTTGCAGTCCAGTCTTTACGCAACCCAACAACCCAATACACACTAACACCACTGACAGAGAAGTCGACATTCGCTGTATTGCGATAAAACTTACCATCTACAACTGCCCAACCAGTGGCAACACGGACTGTAGCACCAGCAGGATTGGAGACTAACAATTCATTATCTATATTTGGCACTACGGCTCTGTACGCTCTATTAGCGCCAAACAACACACGCCAAATGTCGGACCAATCCTCATCATCATCATACGGAGCCAGTACTGCGTCTCCAACCGTGGTTCCTCCCCAATGACGTGACTGTTCTGCCATGATTCCTCCTATATCCCAATATATCTCGTATAAAAAGACAGCGTCACAGTGGTAGTACCAAGCAATGCATTACCACCAGAAACAGTTATGACATTCACACCATTCGTTGCCTCCGGATGAGGAGCGATGTGGAATGTTGCCATATCACCAGAAGCAAGACCGATTATATTGCCGCGCAATGTACTTGTAATTGTCTTATGTCCAAAGGCAAGACCAATTGTGACAGTCTCTCCCTCAGCAATCGTATAATCTAAACGTATCGATTCACCAGTGGTATCATTGCTTATCACTGGAGTCTCTAATGGACCAACAATCTCTATTGATGGAAATGACAACCAAGTTCCAGTGTATGTAACATTTTGTGAAGAGGAAACTGTAGAATCAGCAAGAGTGAATGGAAATGTGAATGGAAAGATGAGATTCGATGCTGGATCAATACTCCACACATAGCACACTTGCGTAGGGTCGTAGAATGTCGGATCTGGAGCAATGAATAACAAAGCTTCTGTTATCGCAAGATCATCCCACACATCCGTAGTGCGAGCATTGAAAACTGGTCCCTGCTGAATGAACACATCGATATCACGAATCTTACCACCTGGAATAATCTTACGAAGTTTTCCAAGACGCAATTGTCCGGCAACTTGACGATTTGGTCTGAGAATATCCAATAGATTTGCTCTAACATCCCAATAATCTTGACGAAAACCAGCATTTTGTCTGAAAACGGCTTGAATCGCTCTAGGATCCAGTCTGTAATCGATGATATTCACACCATGCTGATATGGACCACGAGTTTGGATATATGTAATTGGCGGCATGCCAGTACCAGCCATAGAGATCAAGAATGTGTCAGCACCATTATGAAGATCAAACCGCTCTCCATCTGGAGTAAAATAATAATCAAGCTCCAGCCTTTGTCTCTTACCAATATTGCGAAACATGCTAGATCCTCACACTGGCAAGAGCAGCCATCATATCGAAATAAACATTCGATGGAGACTGCATTTGCTGATACTGCGGACTCATGTTTACTTCCACATGCCGATCGACATTGAAAACGTTTTGCGTTGGTCGCATTGTACCGGATGTCAAATTGAATGGATTGTTCATCATACTTGTCATTTGCTTCTCAAGCTTGGAAGTCATAGATCTCATGCCATCGATAATTCCTTGTCCCATCAAACGACCTAGAACTTTTCCACGTTGCTCAGCAGCATCTTCCTCCACAGGAGGAGTTCCACCTGCGCCAGTAATGCGATCTACAATCTCATCTATGAACGATCCTATTCTATTCAGTATATCTTTGATGACAGCCTTGATTGCATCCTCGAGAGATCTGAATAATGCGATACCAGCATTGTATATATCATGCACACGACTTGTTATGGCATCTATAGCATCCTGCACAAACGTAGCAATATCTTCGATAATATCATCAAGTATCCCAGATATGATATCAAACATCGTCTGCATCATCTCTGGAATGAGAGAATTTCCAACAAGACGATCATATAAATCTTGCCAAAATCCGAAGAATCCTTCCACCCAGCCAGCAAGATATCCAATAATCGCCGTGAGTGTAAGAACAAATGCTTCTCCTATACCAGTCAAAACAGCAAGTATAACCAATCCAACCTTTGCGAATATCTCACCAACTTTACTAAACCCAGAAGCGTCCTCCCACGCTTGAGAAAACCATTCCCAAACAGGTCGAAAGAACTCTAGCACAGACTGTACCCACCCTATTGCAGTAGCAATACCTGTTGCCAAGCCTGTTATTTGTGATAGGAAGAATCCAAGAAGAATGCTAGCACCGTCCACAAAAAACTTCAATGTTCCAAGCACAAATCCAACAACAGCATCAATTGCACTGGAGCCTTCCTCCATCTTTATTCCAAGCTTTGGTAACAATTCGGACATTCTTGCAGAGAACGTTTCTATCAAGCCTTGCATAATTATCAAATTAGAAGTGATGTCATTTATATCATCATGAAATTTCTGTGGAACCAGGCTCTTAAGTGCCTCGCTGATGGAATCTACACTGATTCCCTTATCCAAGACCAATTGAACAGCACCAATAGCACTCTCCACTATCGGAGACCAATTCTTTACAAGACCATTCCACGCGTCAGTCAGTGGTTGAAACTTACTTCTAACATTGGCAAGAAACTCTTCCCATTTCTTGTTGAACGTTTCTTTTGCCTTGTCAATGGCGTCCTTGATAGCATCAGAAATCTTATTGGAAAAGTTTCCGCCGATGCCTTTCGCAGGAGGGATTTTGAATCCTCCTTTGCCTCCACCACCCTTACTTGGAGGTTCTTCTCCTGGAACTTCCTCACCAGGCATACCACCACCGCCCGGACCAAGACCTATTGGCAGCAGTATATCTCCCACACGTTTACCAAATGACTCAGCACTACTGATAACGTCATCCATAGATGACTTGACAGCATTATCGATAAGACCAAATCTGTTCTTGATATCTTGAGCAATTCTTGGAAATGGATCAACATCCAAGATTGCTCCTGCCATTCCATTGAAGAACTCTCCCATCGCCGACGATCCCCAAACACCAATATCAGGCAGCAGACGAGGAGGAGAACCAGGAGATAACCAATATGCAATGACAGCACCGATTTGAGCCAGTGCATCGATCACATACACGATTGCGGAGATCATGCCTTCAGCTAGAGCATTGACGATATTCGCTCCCCACTCAGCAGCCTCAACAGCAATATCTTGGAAAGTTTGCCTTGCTGTTGAGGCTGTGGACAACAAGACGCCAGCTACGATAGCAACCAATCCTAACAGAGCAGCACTGACAAGACCAATTGGCGACAGCAAGAACGTGAATGCGGCAGCAAGACCTGATACAACTGTAGTGATAAGTGCAATTCCACCAACAATAACACCGGCAATCACCTTGATTGCTAGGAATGCTCCGACAACAGCAAGAATGGAAATAACAAGAGCACCAAGACCAGGAGCAAGCTTGCTGATAAAGTTTGTAAATCTCTCTATTGACAAGCCAGCAGTGTATGTGCCAGTAACAAGCTTTGCGGCGCCTGTAACAACCTCTCTTATTTTCTCGGTGAAGAATGCAGCAGCAGCACCAAGCTGAATCATTCCATTTCTAAAAGCACCACCCTCATCAAATGCTTTCTTGAATATTTTAGCAAGATCACGCATCATTCCGACAACATTTCCAAAAGCAGCCAGAAATGGTTCTCCCATCACACGAACTAGTTCAAACATATCACGAGTGAAAGATCGCAACTGTTTACCAGGAGCTTCCATCGCTGCTTCGTATGCGCCAGCAATCTTCGCTCCCTCTGCCATCACAGCATTCAGCGCAGCTTGAGAACGTTCATTGGTCGTCAACTCATCGGCAGTTTTTCCAAGAGTCTGAGCGAATAGTTCCATCGCTTGCTGCATATTGACTTGAATGCCAATGGTACGCAAGACTTCTGTATTGTAAGTGGTGATGCCGTAGATAATACGGCTCAACGCTTCTGACGAGTTCAACTGACCAATGACAGCAGCATCCTGAGCAACACGTGCTAGATCTGTTGCCTGTGCTAAATCTAACTCATATTTGATGAATTGAATAATTGCGTTCTGTGCTTCGTCAGTCTGAATACCAAAGTCTACAACACTTTTTACAAGACCATCTAATTGCTCGGATGAATAACCTGCTCTACCACCTAATAACTGTAACACATAATCCAACTCCTGGACTCGTGCCGCAGCCATGATCCCACCAGTGATAAATTCCTTCAATTTTCCAATAACACTCTGTATCGCATTGGCAAGCAACTGCCCCAATGTGACAGCAAGAGCCATTGCCTTGAAATTCATCTGCTCCATCGAGCGACCAGCACCTTGCGTTGCATCACTAATCAATGCAGCACCAGTGCCAATTGTCCTCATGGCATTGTACAGAACATCAGTCATTGTAGAAGCAACTTTGGATGTCACTTCCTGCATCTTCTGGATGCCAGAAGTGTATATCTTCATTGCCTGTTGA